AGACAGATACTTATATCTGCAATATCTGCAATATCTGCAATATCTGCTTAGGAGATTCGCAGTGAAAATCACAAGATCACAACTCAGAAAGCTTATTAGAGAATATGTTAAGATTGCAGAAGGGACATATCCACTCACTCAGCGGTATAGGCTAGGCAGCGGCGAGCAGCGGCGCTTGATGTATTCTCCTTACGCCTATACAGGTTTTAATGATGTTCAACAGATATCTCTCGAACAGGCTTTAAAAAATCTGGATCTAAAACCTGTCGGGCTTTGGTACGGCTGTGGAACTGAGTGGGCTGAGTCACTTCACATCTTTGACGTCTACGGAAGATATGAAGACATGGCTGATGAATATACTAATTTATACGAAGTACACTTGAATGAGGCAAATATTCTCTTTATCAGGACATCAGAGGACTTTGACAAATTTGAGGCGATGTACGGCGTAGATCCTCCCGGGCATAGCGCGAAGATTATAGATTGGCCCAAAGTTGCTCAAAAATACGCTGGAATAGAAATATGCCCGTATAGAGTTGAAAAAGCATGGCAACAAGCTCACCCCCTATCAAGGCCAGAGTCTGAAACAAGCTGGTATGACGACTGGGACGTCGCATCAGGCTGTGTCTGGTCTTCTAGTGGCATCAAAGATGTCGTAGAGATTCCAATGAGCTTTTTTGGCTTTGACAAGGAAAAGTCTGTCTGATTCAATTGACATTGAATAAGACTATCTCGGGCACAAGATCCAAATCACAGCCGGGCCCACTACTTAAATAAAAAATATTTTTGTACAAAATCTAATTAATCAGTATACTTAGCTGACATACCAAAAAGACACGGGTAAAAGGTGTCTATTTCATAACGTTATAAAGGAGATTGATATGGAATGGTTAAAGTCAGCATGGGCTCGCTGGAGAGTCCAAGTGAGCGTCGTCGGCGGCGTGCTAGTTATTGCTACAGCATACGGGACATGCTCAGTAGAGCCACCTGCTGTAGAGGAAGCAGCGACTGAGGAGGCACCTGCAGTCGAGGCTGAAGTTGAGGCAGTTGAGTCAGCCGCTGGCAACACTGAGACAGAAGTTGAAAACGCTGAGAACACAGAAACTCAGTCAACAGTAACAGAAACTCAGCCTACGACCGAGACTCCCACTGAGACTGAAAACTCAGAAGATTGATATTCTGAGTTTTAAAACTAAGGTGGTGACGCAAGTCACCACCTTTTTAGTTTCTATAAAAATTAAAGTTTCTATACAAATGATGCCATGTATGATAATTAATCATAAGACGAGGTTTGTGAATGAGTGCAGAAACTTACAACAAAAACCAGGCAAGAAGATTTGGTTGGAAACCTGACTGGTTTAAACACGGTCATAACAAATTTGATGCTGATTTAACTACAGCAATCAAACAATTTCAAACGGCGAGAGGTTTGACACCCGATGGTCTTTGTGGTCCAGGCACATACAGAGTTATTGCAGCTGAGAGAGAAGCTCTAGAAGATGCTGAATCTCTGGGTTGGATCACTGATAAATCTGACGTTTTGTGGTGGGGAGACCAACCTATTAAAATTGACTGGCCTGCAGAAAAAGTTCATACTTTTAGAGACGTAGGGTTTCCATACCCAATAAGCAAGGGTGTCACAAAATACAACAGCAAGAGAGACATCAAGTCCTTTGTTACACATTGGGACGTGTGCCTCAACAGCATGTCGTGTGCGAAAGTTCTTGCAAAGAGAAATGTTTCAGTTCATTTTTGCATAGACAACGATGGTACAATTATACAGCTTCATGATCTTAATGACGCTTGTTGGCACGCTGGAAACTCTAGAGTTAACAGAACGTCTGTGGGCGTAGAAATATCAAATGCGTATTATCTCAAGTATCAGAGCTGGTACAAGAGAAACGTCGGCAAAGAGAGGCCCGTCATGAGCGGAGCTCTTGCACAAAACAAAAAGCTAGGAGACTTCACGTGGTTCTACCCAGAGCAGATAGAAGCGCTTAAAGCTCTTTATCGTGCGATGCACGAAGGATGCGGTATTCCACTCGAAGCTCCTGCTGAGAAATGGGCTTACACATCACACGCGGCAAGTGGGCGATTTGAAGGCTTCATGAACCATTTCCACTGCAGTACTAAAAAAATTGATTGCGGCGGCCTAGATATAGAAGAGATACTTAAGGAGACAAAATGAAAATCACGCGCAGACAGCTAACAAAGCTTATTAAAGAAGCAGTTATTAAAGAATCAGAGCAAAATGCAAACCTTCCAGCATCAGCAATAGTTGATCTTCCCGATGTACTTACAGACGGCGGAGTGCTTCTTTCATCAATGAATGACTTTAATCTAGACTTTAGGCTTCTTAGTCGGTTCGGTCCGGGCGGTGGTAGCCCGGCATGTCGCCTAAGCGGAGCGTACGGAGATCTATTTAACTGGATGACGACGTATTACTTGCCTGGTGAGCCAGCTGAGGCTCGCGAGCATATTGACATTGAAGACTAAGGAGATAAAATGAAAATTACAAGAAGAGAACTTAAGCAGATTATATTCGAAGCACTGAATGAAGACAGGACGTCAGTTCACACAGTTAAGAAAGGTGAAACTCTGTCACAAATATACAAGCGCGCAACAGGTGTGACTTTAACACAGGACCAAATTAAGAAATTAATAAAAATGCAAAATGATAGAGTTGAAGCTGGAGATGATAGTTTAACTAAGATAAAATCAGCTGACAGCATTCAGGTTGGCGACAAAGTAATGCTCCCCGGAGAACAAGCTGCTGCTGCTCTAGGAATCCTGTGATGAAGATCAAAAGGTCAAAGCTTAGAAAGATAATAAGAGAATTTGTCGACACATACAAAGACTCTTACAGGCCCACGCTCGCAAAACCCTCTGTCTATGAGCAGCTCTCAAACTCAGAGCGCAACGCGTTCATACAGGCTATGGGTGTTGTTTCAAAAGCGTCAGGAGGAGAAAAACTTGAAGAGGGCACAGTCACACGGTTTCCGTCTGATAGAGTGAGGCCTTCCATCGAGAACGAAGACGAAGACCCAGTAGGACAGATTTACAAGTTTCAGCCTTACGGCACAGACTTAGAAGGTGACGATACAGAGTCAGACCCGACAGATCTCAGCCAGCGAGAAGTCGATGTGTTGTCTTCAATGATGTCAAACGTTCCTGAAGACGATATTTCAAGATCACAAGACGACGATTTTGAAGCATATTTGCAAGGCTTAGAATCAGGAAAGCTGGTTGACCTTTTTGATGAAGAGTATTAAAATAAATTAAAAAAGAGGGTGTACAACTCTTCCAGTGTGTTTATATTATACTTGCGACGCCTAATGGGTCGCAAAATACTATCAAACTTGCTTTAATAAGGAGGACGATATGACACGTTTGATGATGAGAACCACACCTGCAATTATGAGCAGCAGAGCCTTTGACCAGTTTTTTGAAGGCTTTTTTGCAGAACCTGACCACTGGGTTAAGAATTCAACAGAGGGATACCCGCTAACGGACATCTGGCGAGAAGAAGACGATTCGCAAGTCATTCAGATGGCCCTGGCTGGCTTTGCGCGAGATAGCTTGAGCGTCGAGACTGACAAGAATCGGATCACGATCTCTTCTGCTAAATCTGATGAAGATGAATTACAGAGCACAAGACGCATCGCGCGTCGAGCTTTTACGAAGACGTTTGTCGATCACCAGAATCAGCTAAACATGTCAAAAGCTGAAGCTGATTTTACGGACGGGCTGCTTACAGTAAGGATCCCGCCCGTAACTAAGACTAAGAAGACAACAATTAAAATCAAGTAATTGTTAAGAATTTGAACTCCTCGCTGTATAGTTATAGCGAGGAGTTTTTGTATGCGTATATCAAAGCAAAATCTCAAGAAGCTTATCAAAGAAGAAGTTCTTTTTTCAGAGGGTTTGAAGTATCACGTTCGAGAAGATATCCCTCTCATGGAATCTGTGTACAGACCAGGATCTAAGGCTTTTTTTGATCTTATAAACGAAGCACGCGCAAGATACTTCGCGCGCGAGCTCGCGCTCACAGAAGATGATGCTGATCTTGTCGAGAGCGACTTGGGTCAGTGGGGTGTCTACGAAGGCCGTGAAGTAGCACTTGATTTTCCGATATCTGAAGAAGCAGACGCTATGTTAGAGGCAGAGTATCGAGGAAGAAAAGTCAAACTTAACAAGCCGAAGCGGGGAGGCAGAAAGAAATTCTACGTCTATGTCCGTGATCCGAAGACTAAAAGAATAAAGAAAATATCTTTTGGCCAAAAGGGTATGACAACAGGGCTTAGAGATCCAAAAAGAAGAAAATCATTTCGAAATAGACATCGTTGCAAGCAGACCCACGACAAAACAAAGGCATCCTACTGGTCTTGTAGAATTGGTAGGTATCCAAAGGTAACAGGTGCGCCCTATGTCACTTGGTGGTAAAAAACCCTACCGAGAAAAAAAGATCGATGATCAAACTTTTCTCAGAGAGTTCTCGGTCGAAATTGAAGATTCTGAGCTTGAATGGCATCGAGATGCTGAAGATAGAGAAATTGAAGTTGTTGCAGGAAAAAATTGGAAATTTCAGTACGATAATTGCTTACCTGTCGTCATAGAACCAGGTTATAAAATTAGTGTGGAAAAGAACGAGTGGCACAGAATAATTAAAGGTGACACTAATCTCAAGGTGGTTGTTCACAAATGAAAAGTGTGGTAGATATTTTTTGCGAGCACCCACATGAGCAAGGCGAAACCTATTTTGTTCACTTAAAACACGCTTCACAATGTAGCGTAATGTTAAGTGTTGCAGCAGGTGCGTGCCTTATTCATGCCTTTTTGCCTTTTATGTTTAAAGATTTAGCAACAAGTATTGCAAAGGGTGTGCTTAATAAAAGGTGTAAACAACAAGAATAAAAAATATAATCACTAAGCATGAGGTGCAGATGAGCAAAAAATTAATAAAAGAAAGATTTGATAAAGCACTTTTATTTTTAGAGAGTAGAGAAGACTTATCTATTGGCACTGAGTCTTATGAGAAGTTCCTTGAAGAGATGATAGGAAATCTGCGTGCAGTTAAGAAATCTCTTCGACCGAGATCTAATAGAGAACATAGAAAAGAGGCAGATAGAATACAATCTGCAATAAATGCTATGAAGTATCTTTCCAACAAAAGTCGAAGAATATTGAATAATTCAATGATCAACGAAGATGTTGAAAAAAGTGAAGATCTCTCAAGATCAGATATCAAAAACTTTATCAAAAACCTGAAGTAGGCCTAGATGATTCTAATTGATAAAAAACCTTACTGGGTTTCTCCAGACGGAAGTCAGATAAAGAACGAAGATTTTAATTCGACTGTGAAAGATTTGATTGAGAAAGGTTCAAATGTCTATGTCGGAACTGACTCTATGCTCCGCGGAGGCAATTGCATTTTCGCGACAGTCATTGCTTTTCACAATAACGAAAAGAAAATAGCGACCTATTACTACAAAAAATTTAGAAGCACAAATCCCGAGTACAAAAACTTAAAGAGTAAAATCACTGAAGAGGTGAGCCTCTCAGTTCAAGCTGCTCAGAAAGTAAACGAATGCTCGCCTAGTACAAAAGTAGAAGTGCACGTAGACATAGGTCTAAACAAAGAAAATAAAACTAGAGTAATGATGCCCACGGTCACAGGCTGGATTAGCGGTATGGGTTTTGGATTAAAAGTCAAACCTGACTCTTGGGCGTCTTCTTCCATTGCAGATAATCACACTAAGTAAGGGAGACAAGATGAGAAGATTTGCCACAAACTCAACGATTGAAGATTTAGTCAGAGAGTCTATGATGGGCCTCTTGAAGGCGAAGACAGGTATTCGCACTAGAGTTCAAGTTAGACACCTTGAGTATTTTGTATCCTTTAAAAAGGTCGACGGTGTAGTCAAAATTTCTTCTCTTTTTGTAAAGAAGAAATTCATGCCAGCATTTACTAGAATTACGAATGAAGAAATCAAGTATAGCGGCGCGGCCCATGATGAGTTTTTACAGTTTTTAGACAACTGCGGTGCGAGACAAATAGAAGATAAAAAGAATTTATTAGAATTTATTTGAGTGTAAAGAAGAAAGTGAGAATGTAAGATAGTATCATAGGAGACTATCTTGAGCCTTAGCAGTCACTTTCCATACGAAACCCCTCGGCAAGAGCAGATTCAAGCAATTGCTGCGGCTGTTCAAACATTTTTAAAAAATGATAAGAAATTTTTTATCCTAGAAGCTGGTACTGGTGTCGGTAAATCTGCAATTGGTCTAACATTAGGCAGGGTTTTAAATGAAAAGTTACCTTTTTCTGACGAGTACACTAAAGGCTCTTACTTTTTAACAACACAGCGTGTCCTGCAAGAGCAATACGAAAATGATTTTGGAGGCACTAACGGAAAGATGACATCTGTGTACTCTTCGAAGAACTATCAGTGCGAGTATCACAAGCGAAATGATTGCAGAACTAGTCAACAGATGCTTCGGACTGAGGATAAATCGTCAAGATTTTTTAAGAAATGCACAATTGACTGTCGCTACAAGCGCGAAAAGAAGATTTTTCTAGAATCACCTGAGTCCGTCACAAACTTTCCTTATTTTATTATGGAGTCAACTTACTCAGGCAAAATTACCCCTCGAAACTTTTTAGTTGTCGACGAAGCACACAATGCTGAGTCAGTGCTCACTAAATTTGTTGAGGTCTCAATTAGCCAGTATTTCTGCGAGAAAGTTGTAAAATGCAAGTGGCCTGGTAAAGTTACGCCAGTTGCTTTCTTTAAGTGGGTACGTGACGTTTACAACCCTAAACTTCAAAAACAGATTCTTTATTTTGAACAACAGCTTGAGAACCTCGGCCTCAAGTCTAGAGTGAAAGACCTGGCAGCAATCGCACTTAAGTACGATATGCTTAAGTCGCATTCAAATAAGCTCACACTCTTTCTTGAAGATTACTCTTCAGATAACTGGGTTATGGAACTTAATGAAACAGAAAAGCGAGGCTACGTTAGAGTAACTTATCGTGCTATCGACGTGTCTAAGTATGCAGAGACTTATCTCTTTCGAATGGGTCGAAAGGTTCTTCTCATGTCTGCCACGATTCTCAATGCCGACGGCTTCGCAAAATCTCTTGGTATTCCTAAAGAAGACTACGACTCTATTAGCATCGCTTCTCCTTTCCCAGTTGAGAACAGACCTATTATCCACGCCGACATCGGAAGCTTTAGCGCCAAAGTAATTGATTTTACACTTCCTCGAGCAAAGGATGCTGTCAAGGCAATCATGGCAGAACACAAGAACGAAAAAGGCATCATTCACTGTCACACCTACAAAATCGCTAACTATCTGAAGAAAAAGCTTCGATCAAAACGTATTCTTACTCACAATAGCGAAAACCGTGACGAGATTTTAGCAAAACATATTAGTTCTAAAGAGCCAACTGTTCTTCTGACTCCTTCAATGACGGAGGGCGTTGACTTGAAAGATGATGCTTCAAGATTTCAGATCATTGTCAAGGTTCCGTACCCATACTTAGGCGACCCAATTATCAGAAAGCGCATGAACAAGAATGACAAGTGGTACCCAATGAAAACAGCTATGACTATTGTTCAGGCGTATGGCCGAAGTGTTCGATCAAAAGAAGACTCTGCGGTTACTTATATTCTTGACAGCGACTGGAAGAGGTTTTATAGACAGAACAAGGATGTGTTTCCAGCTGGATTTCATGAGTGTTTAGTTTAGCGTGCATTTAAAAAACAAAGTATGTAAAATAAGGCGTGAGGTAAAATGTTTAAACTTTCATGCAAGATTCCAAAGAAAGTTGAAGTAGCACTTA